GCAGCAGATTCTGGCCCATCTTTTGTATTATCTTTCAACATTGTATCCATAATACTTGGAGCAGACTCAATTGTAAATTTAATATTAAGTTGGATTTCTGCAGCTTCTTCATTATATACTTTCATATCCCAGATTTCTTGCTCATAAGAAGTGATGATTACCTTCGCTGATGCTTCTGTTGTTTGTTCTCCCCAACCCATTACAACTTCTGGCATCCCCATCTCTGTCACAAATAATCTTACTAAGAATTTTATGTAAGCTAAACTATTAACATCATTTCCAGAATATTGAGGCTGTGATGATTTTTTGATGTCTTTTAAAACTCCAGCTTTGATCACAATATTTTCAGAATATTTATATGCATTATTAATTGTATCTTCAAGAGAAGATAATTTTGCTGTGTTTGTTGTTTCAACTTCATAGAAATTTATTGGAAAAACAGTTCTGTGATATAACAATTTTAAATCTGCAATCCCTTCATTTCTTGCAAGGATCAAGGTTTCCATAGCTTCTGGCATTGGGATCCCATGGATCTCATCAGCTTCCCTCATGTACATTAAGTGATAAATCTCATCAACATCATACCTCATTACTTTTCCAGATCCAAGATCTTGTTCATAAGCAATAATAATACCGTCGCTGTTTGCAACAGTTGCCATTCTTCCATTATTTAATGGCTTTAGATTTGTTTGGCGCCCTTGATTATCCATGACTTTGTGAGCATAAGAATCTCCGCAGATCATTGCAGTGATCCAACAATTCTTTAAAACAGATCTTGCAGACTCTCTTCCAATTCCTCTAATCCTTTTTAATTTTGCTTTGTTCGCTGCATTAGTTATAAAACTTCTTCCAAAAGTCCAGGATCCAAATTTATTGATCACGGTCCTTAATTCTCCAAGCTTTCTATAGAATCCATTCCATTTTGTAAAATCCGGGATGTAGTAAGTTTCTTTTAAACCAGTAGAAGCTCCATCAGTATCAACAGCATCAACTTCAAACTCTGTACCTTGATTTGTGAAATCTGTTGTTTGACCAGTTCTAAGTTCTGCCATGTAAATCCTTGTAGAATGATGTATTTAAATGTTTTTATACGATTGCAGTGATAATTCCGCCCACAACAGTCACAGTTTTTAGATCTGTTGTTGTAAAACTTCCAGATGCTCCAGAATTTATGCTTCCAGTTACTTTTAGATCTCCATCCATATAAACTTTTTGTTGAAAAACAACATCACCTTCTAAAAATACTCCAGCAGCATTTGTTACAATATGAAAACTTGCTGCTGTTGCCCCTTCATCTCCAGCCTTAACTTGCATTACACCAGGGATCCCAGTTGGACTTATAAATTCAACAACATTTTGATTATTTCTTTTTAATTGCCATGCACTTTGGCCTGCAATATCTGCATCAATATTGATCCTACCTTGAACATTTAAATCATTTTTTATCTGTACATTATAGAATGATGGGCTTTTTAATCCTTCAGAAACACTCCTACTTTCGTCAAAAATTGTGTTTTTATTAATTAGATCATCAACCATCTTAAACTCCCATGAAGTCTTGTACTGATGCCATTCTCAACAATCTTTCAATTTCTCTTGTTCTTGCTAAGTGAATATTTAACATATCTTCTGCTTCAACTCTTGAAGTGTATCCAGCCATTTCATATTTGATTGCTTCAATAGCAATTGCCCTACAAGCATATTCAGAAAACATTAATTTGTAAATTGCACTTAAAGAAGCCCAGTTTGTTACAATATCATATTCTACTAATGCGCAAAGATAAGCTTCAGTGTAAACTCCGACGAGGTCTTGCATTGTTGCAGTATATCCCGCATCAACATTTGCTCCCATGAATCCAGCAACATCTGTTGTATCTGCAATTATTGTTGTGTTTGTGTAAGCAGCCATTTTATTTGTATTTGAAACTATGAGCGAAAATATTTAAATCTTTGCCTTTTGCTAATTCTGCAGCTCTCTTTACTCCCTCAACAATATGTGTATCTCTTCCGGAGATTTTTACTTTATGCAAACCATGTGAATCTTGAACAAGATCCCATCTCACAGATCTGAATGATGCCTTGATGTCGTCCCTGTTATAAAGATGAATCTCTCCCCTCTCTCCCATTGCTCTTAAATTATCATGCATATCTTCATTGTACAATCTTTGTTTTCCCTCTTCTTGATTAACAGAGATCTTTCTGTTATTCATTGCAATAATTTTTCTTCCAACATCCTCATCATATTGTAAATGATCATATATTGAAACTCCCAGGGTTCCGGCTCCGGCATCAATTCCAGATTGTAAGCAATCCCATTTCTTAGTATATTCTTTTATTAGATCTTCATTCTCAGTTGTTAACAACATTTTTTTTGTGAAGTGATCAACCATAAATATATTTTTATTATTAAGTTTTTTCAATATCTCTGAGGTGAAATAATCTCCTCCCATTCTTGCCAAATCAAATCCTCCAAAACATTCTCCTCCTGGGGGGATTTTTTGATTATCCTCGTCGATGTCACAAACTTTCTTGATCCAATCATCACTGTAAAATTGCCTTTTATCTAATGCAGCAATCCCCAAATACTCCTGGGCATAAGCCATCTCAGACATATCATCTTTTTCTTCTTTCAGGAAGGCAATGAACCCCTCTCTTTGTTCCAGGGTCCAGGATGGACTTATCGGCCTCTTGTGCGCAACAGTTTCAGAATCCATTCCCCAAACTTTGAATCTTGCTTTAGGATCCTTCTTGATTATTGTTCTTGCATAATTATTATAGAAATATCCCTCACTTCCATCAAATGTTCCAAACATCCAGATCCTTCCGTTTGTCGTCGCTAATATAGGCTTAGCTGCTTCAAAAAATAAGTCTGGCTGGAATGGAGCTTCATCAACCATCAAAACTTGGCCCTCAAATCCTCTTGAGGATCTTCCAGTATCTCCAACAGGTTTTGCTAATAAGATTCTCCGATTCCCTTTCACTTTCAAAACTAATTTATTTAATGTTGGTTTATCTTTTCCCTTCCCAATAAGCTCTGGACAATCTTCCTGTGCGTAAGCAGTTGCAAAAGCAATTAAAAGTTGCGCTTGATCAATTGTAAGAGATGCACAGACTATCTGAGAAGTTGGATGAGGATTATAATGAGTCTTGAGCCACTCAACAGATTTTTCTGCAAACAAATGAGTTGCTCCGATTCTTCTTCCCTTATATAATAGAATGTGAGCTTCCTCTTCTTCAAAGATTTCTTGCTGCCAGTCATCACGCTGGATTTTCATCAGATCACCTCAATTGTAATCACAGCTTTTTCAATATCTTCAGATTGGATCTTTCTCATTGTGTGCTCAAAAATATATCTGTCATCAACACCCAGGGCATTGAAAATTGAATCAACTAAAAACTTCTCTCTGTTTGCAATATCCTTTTTCTTAACAGATCCATCCTTACATTCCCAGTTTTCAAAAATATCAATAGAAACTCTTAATGGTTTAGGATCTCCCCAAAATCCTCTTTTATCTCGATCAACAATTGCAGTGATCTCTTTTTTTAATTTGTTGGCTTCATTAGTCAAACACTTTTGTTTAGTCCATCTGTTCTGAGTGTACAGATGATTGATTGTCGGAGTCTTAAAAGGAATTATTATGATCATTGTTTATTGTCAAGCATATATTGCGCAACTTTCAAGTATTCAGATGCTTTTCTCTGTTGCACTTCATACTTCACACAAATTTGCATAATAAACTCAGCCTTGTTTAATTCTTTTTTCTTTTTCTTGATCTCTTTCAAAATCTTAAGAACTTCTGCAATTCTGTTTTTCCTTTGATCTCTTAAAACATTATTTACCATGACAATTAGAAGCAACACCATTATATAAAGGTTGTGCTTGAATAGAAATCGCTAGTAGCTAGTAGCTTGCTTATAATCTGATGCTATAGCGCATCACTCTCTGCCTGTAAGGCCTAAATTGGCTATAGCGGAAAAGATTCTTGCTGCTTGAGGTGACCCGTAACCTCCTTATGCTATACAAGCACGCACACACTTTCCTCCTCCCTGTTTCACGACCCTTATTATTACTATTAGAAATTATTATCTTAGATCGAGTATGTTGGCATTGAGAAGATCAATGATGTTTGTACATTCAACCAACTATCAAAATCTCTTCTATGAGATATTTTAGTTTTTGATTGTGAGAATTGCATTAATATCAGAAGATTCTTTTTTATTTAAAGGCTTGTTGTAATTTGAAAATAATAAAAATTTGCCTGCGGGGTTAACATATCTATATTTGTCTAATCTTCAAGATCCGCTTATCTTCTTATCTTCACTCATTGATCAACTCATCAACTCATCAACTCATCAACTCATCAACTCAATAACTCAATTGATTCATTGACTCACTCACTAATCAATTACTCATTAGTATATTACTTATCAGTAGTAGATGCAGTAGTGTGTTGTTACTAGGGAGTTATACATCTTAACTAAGTATCACTTATATAAGGAAGTTGGGGGGGGTGGCGGGCGAGCGAAGCGAGCCCGCCAAGTCGTGGGATAGGAAGGGGCGGAGCCCCTTGCCAAGGCATCCAAAAGGATTCTCGAGTGACTCGGGCTGGCGTAGGGGGGGGACGGGAGTCCCCCGCCCTAAAGCCCCCGAGGCAGGAGGTCCTTTTGAGAGCCGAAGCCAGGGGGGGGTGCACGGAGTGCCCTATCCCGAGCCAGTGAAGGTAACTATCACTGGCGCTGGAAGCGGGCGAGCGGAGCGAGCCCATAGTATATCCAGGCTTGCCTGGCATGAGCGGGAGCGGAGCGACCGCAATAAAATAAAAACAAGCTGGAAGCTTGCTATCTGCCGGGCTGGAAGCCAGGCTATAGAATAAGCGGCAAGCTTGCTTGCAAAATGCTTAAATAGAGCAAATTCGGAGAATTTAGCCCGTAGGGCGGCTATATTTATGCATTTTAGCATTTATTATCTC